TTTCAATCGCTTGTTCTTCCATTGCCGCTTCGTCTATTCCAACCGGAGCTGCGTATAATCCTTTATCTACGTCTGCCATAATTTTATCCCTTAGCTCTTTTTTTTGCTGCTTGTGATAAGTCTTTAAAATGTACTAATTTTTTTGATGTTTTGGTATGAGCTTTATTTGTGTGTAGTGTGCCATCAGCCATCTTATGAGATGAGCCCTTATGTTCTTTCCCGTCTTTTGTATAATGTTTAACACCCTTCATAAGTTTTTCCTTGTATTATAGTGCATATAATCTTTTACTTTTGTTTCCTCTGAACATCTGTATATCATCTTCTTCATCACTTGGCAAGCGTATAAATCCGCCCTGCCTAAACCGTGCTAAAGCTAAAGTTGTGGAGTCAACTAAGTCATCATTAGCTCCACTTGGAAAATCATTACATTCTTCTATTACTTCATGTGCCCATCGTCTATCGGGAGCCCATACTACACCCCCGCTAAACAAATCTGATACTGCATTTACCCGACTTATTTTGTCTTGGCCTTTCCCTGGAGTGAACTCACCCACTGGAATCCCCATTCTTCTAAATTCTTGGTAAAGCGCTGCACCATTCGATTTTTTCTCTACAATAAAAGCGTCTGGTTGCCAGTCGTTATATTCTTCAATACATAATTGCTTTAATTCTGGAAATTCTAATCTTTTTTTAATCGCATTAAGTAGTATTATAGCGTAGTTATTTGTTTCTTCGTTAAAAAATACGCCCCATGTTGTTAATGCGTTGTAATCGGCTCTATTATTCTTTTCTTGAGCAGCATCTAGTGTCATTATAGTAAACTCACACGCGGGTGGGTCTTCTTCTTCCCATATATTCCACCATTCTCGTTTTATTAACGCTCCTTCTTCAGAAGTCGGGTTCTGCATATACTGTGCGTTCCAGTATCTTACATCAATTGCCGCTTTTTTGCTTTCTAGCTCTTCTAAGGGCCAAAATTCAGGCCACAGGGCTTGAGGCTCACCATGTTTATCTTCTAAAATAGCAGGGAATTCAACAACTTCCCAGTCATCTACATCATCATTCTTCATCATCTGGTTAACTATCTGCCCTGTGAGGTCTAGTTTAGACCATCTTGTCATAACCACTATGATTGCGCCTCCTGGCATCAACCTTTGTATAGGTCCAGACTGAAACCACTCCCATGCGGGTAGAAAAACTTCAGGTTTTCCTAGTTTAGCGTCTTGCTCAGAGTGAGGGTCATCAATAATAAACAAATCTGCGCCCCTTCCTGCCAAAGCGCCACCAACACCAATAGCAAAATACTCACCATCATAGTTAGTTCCCCATCGAGAAGCTGATTTACTATCAGATTGTAGCTCCACATCAGGAAAGACTTCTTTATATTTATCAGAACCTACCAAGTTCCTTACTCTTCGACCAAAGTTAACAGCTAAGTCTGCCGTATGTGAAGCCATAATTACTTTTTTGTCTGGGTGTTTGCCCAAAAACCAGGCCGGGGCTAGGTAAGATATAAGTTCTGACTTACCATGACGAGGTGCGATGTTAACAATGACCCGTTTCTTTTTACCGTTGGCTATATCTTCAAATATTTTAGCCAGCTTAGCGTGGTGTGCTCCTACTTTGTAACCTGTGTACACGTGATTTATAAAGTCAAGGAAGGTGTTTTGCGCTTTTTCTGTCCCTTTAATCTTTTCTAACTGAGTTAACATCGTGTTAAGCTCTAACTGTTCGTGTTTAGGTAACGAAGTTAACTGCTTTAAAGCGAGTTGTAATTCAGCGTCGCTCAATCCAGGTATATCTAAGTTCACTTATTTAACTTCGTCATCAGGTTCTTCTTTTATCTCGCCTAGTTCTTCTTCTATTGTTTCAAAAGAAGTGTCTATTGTTTTTTGTTCACCTAGCAGTTTGTATATTTTAGATTTAATCTGGTCTTCTAAATCTTCAGGAGAGTTATGGTTAACATTGATTTCTGTTTTCTCGCTAAACAAACCTACATCTGATATTTTACCAAGCAGTTCTAAAGCTCTTAGTCTATGACGCGCATCGGTGTGACCTGTGTCTTCTATTAACTTGTTAGTTATAAATCTACGTAGTTGCACAGCCTCGTCAATCACCTGATGGTCATAGTCATTTATCATCTGATACAAGTGTTGAACAGTTGCTGGGGTTTGTAAGTGTTTGTTTGTTATAGGGTTTAGCTTAGCCTGAGCTTCTGGGTCTGTAAATACTTTAAACAGTCCTTGGGCATCAACCTTTTCTTGAGTGCTTGTTGGAATCTCTGCACCTGCTTCCATTAATACTTTAGCGGTTGCAGCTGCTACTTTAACTTTTTTGTTAAACGTCGTTGGCTTCTCTTCTTCGAAGTCATCGGGCAACGGAGTATCGTGTTCCGGTATAACTGTTAGGGGCATTTTGTGCTCCATTAGTTGCGCAGTGTCTGCGTTAGTTCTACAAATATATATTAATTGCTTAAATAATACAAGTATTTATTCTAACTTATTAAAGAAAGACAGTAAGCAAATAACAAAAGAAAAACCATTATGTATATAGATATGTTGTGCATAAAAGTATTTTACGGTGTTTTTTAAATTCATGTGGTAGTGAGAATCATTATCGTTTTCAAATTTTTTATATAGAAATTTTTTTCAAAGGCCTTTTCTTTTTGGGGCGGGGTGCTTTCTTGACACTGTCTATAGGCATTCCCCAGAAAATACATATTATTTGTACAAAGCTCACTGTTAGAACAGCTGCGGAGTCCCATATCGCGAGCGTGTGGGTGGGGGGGCGGTACCCCTTGCTACCACTGGCTTTCACAAAACTTGACAATGTACACAAAGTGTGCTACGGTCATGAGTACTCGGATAAGTTGATGGGCTGTAACCCGCACTGTCACTGCGTTACAGGGCGACACCTCTCGAACTCCGTGATACGAGAGGGATTCGAGCGGTACACTTTGCGTTATGGTGGTCGCAAAGTGTACTCATGACAAGGTACACAACCGATGGACACTGTCCACTTAAAATGAGATAATGTACTTACTGAATCGGAATTAACCGCTTTAGTTATAACGGAGATTAGATACCATGGATAAGAAAACAGCAAAGAACTTAATAGTGAAAGCAAGCGTTCAAGCATTACGTACCGCGGGCATTTTGACAGAGGGCATTAATGGAATGATAACGGCGCAGTCGAACTTTGAGAAAAATAGTTATCAGGCTTTAAGTAACATGGCGGACAAATTTCAATCGGAGTTGGACGCGGAGGGTACTAACACTTGCGGTTATGAAGATTGGAAAAATGTACGCGCGAAAGTGATTCAAGACTTACAGCTAAAACAAAATGGAGGGTACGCTGACAGCTATGCTAAACGTGGATGGGAGGATTTTGCAAAGTTCCTGAAATCGGATAGAGATTTTATCCAACCGAAAGCGCCGAGCAAACAAGCGGTGTCTAATGCAAAAGTTAAAGCCGAGCTCGAATCATTAACCGATGATGAATTAATACTCGCCGAGTTGGATGCTACCGCGATAAAAGATTATACGAAAGCTGGTCAATTTCAAAAAGAAAATATTAGACGCTCGAAAGTTTCAGACCTCGAGCAGAAAAGAACGGATGGGAAAGCGTTAACCCAAATGAAAAATGCACTTAAAAAATGGGTTGGTAAAATGGACGCGCCACAAATTGTAGCCTTATCATGGTTGCAACAAAATCCTACAGCGTTCGAAGAGTTAGTGAAAAAATCTAGCAAATAATTTCACGCTGTTTTAAAAAGGCTCACTCTTCGGAGTGGGCTTTTTTTTCGTCCCCTAATCGGTGACCGTTCTACTGAACAGATGCTGTGCAGATGCTGTGCAGTGACGGAGTTAACAGAGTTAACCTCGTAAGTCTTTGATAACATTATAATAATACGTAAATGGTTGTAATAATACAGCACGAACAGTTAACGTGTATTATTATATTACGCATGTAAGTCATTGATTTATAATTAGTTAACTTTGTAATATTACAATATTACATTATTACATATAAATATATAGTATAGAGATAGAAAAGTTTGAAACTGAAACTTAATGACTTCGTTCATTCCGTTTCCGCAGTGTCACTTCTGCCTAAATCTACGTAATATTGTATTATTACTTTATAATCAATGACTTACATATTATAACTAAAGTAACCGCGATTCGCTAACACGTATTATTACTTTATAATCAAGGACTTAGAGCGTAATAATATACTTTAAGATACTACGTATTATTACTGAATAATCAATGACTTACAACGAAGTTAACAAAGTCTAGTAAGCAGACCTAAAACAACAAAATGAGACAGGTTGACACAAAGTGAGACACATTGACCAGTAAAAGTGAGACACATTGTCACGGACAGGTTGTCCCATATGAGACAGATTGTCACGGACACATTGTCTCATTTAGAGACAGATTGTCTCATAAACATAGTGACAGATTGTCTCATTAATCCACCCAACACACACAGACGTAATGTCACATAATATATGATAAGTGACAGAGTGTCTCATATCCGATATACTTGGAATCCAACACTAAAAGGTAGAGATAAATATGTCCCATGAAGAGAAACAAAGTCCCCTAAGATACGAGATAAAAGGTCATAGAGTTCGTGCATTGTTGACACAAGATGATAGTGCAAATCTGATGGGAGTGACGAGAAGAACATGGACTCGATGGGAAACAGGACAAACCAAAATGCCTTATTATGGTTGGGAGTATTTCAAGATAGTGGCACAAAGTAACGAAGTTAACGAAGTTAACGAAGTTATAACTTCCGATAATGACCGTTCCAGGCTGACACAGCTGTACGATGACATGACAAGCGGGGAGCAACCTGATACATAACGAGTGGACAAAGTCAAGAGAATTTGTTATAATAAGGAACGGGTCGAGTCATTGGCTCGCGTGGTATCTTGTGTACATCTCTCATATTGCTGTGTGGGGGATGTACCTCCTAACCACATAAATTAACCAGTACATTTCGCGTTGTTGATAACGCAAAGTGTACTAACACTAAACGGAGAGACATATGATTGACTTTATTGTATTTGGAATTGTTGATAACGGCGTGATGATACTCGGAGCATTTACAGGGTATGAGGTTGAGAAGTTTTTACCTGAACGTTTTAAGTTAGGCGCATTGATGCCTATCGTAGGTGCAGGTATAGGCAATGCAACCTCTGACTTTCTAGGTGGACTTGCATCATTGAACATGCCATTGGCAATTGGTAGTGGATTAGGGTGTTTGATAGGACTTGCCTTGATACCACTGTTTAACAAGAAGTTTAAAGTTACAGGGGGAGCGTAGATATGAATATTAACCAAGAAAAGTTATTCAGTATTGTAGGTAAGAAACTTAATAATAAATATACTAAAAAAGAACTGCTAGAAAAACATTTGGAATCACTTTGGTATAACGCTAGACCAAGTTTATTTCACTATGTTGAAACTAAAAAAGAATATAACTTAATAACAGGGGGAGCGTAATGAGTAAGAAAGGAAAATGTTTTGATGTGAGATATGGTAGAAGTGATGTTGTGGTCACAGTATTTGCTAAAGACGAAACAGACGCTTGGGATATAGCGTCTGATTTACTAGACGAAGATTATAAAGAGGAGCATGATTTTTATGCCGTTGATTGTGAAAGGTCTTTTCTCGAAGAGAGCGATTGTCAAAACTATGAGGAGAGTGAAGATGAGTAATCCAAGAAGAGAGGTAGAACTTTATATAGAGAAAGGTGCTAAAGGAAAAAGGTTTATGGCTAAACTCAACAAGATAAGTGATGAGGAAAGTTATGGTGCTCAATTATTAGAAGAAGAACTCTATGACAAAGCACAAGGTAAATTCGAGGGTGTTGAGGGTTATGGCACAGAAGAAGAATGGGGTGCTGAAAGTAGCGATTGGTCTTGGGTGTATTGGTATTGTGTAGGTGTGGTGGAAGACTATATTAAACAAAAGGAGGTAACAGCATGAGTAAGAAAATTAAAGTAAGACTAGAAAATGTAGACCTAATAATTCATGAGGGGATTGATAGCACGGCTCAAAGAACTTCAACAAGGATTGGGGTACATGCTGATGACTTTGATAACGATGACCCTCATACAGTTAATTGGAGTTATTGTCTTTTTGAACATGAGGTAGACCAAAGAGTTTATTGGTGGTTTACTGAGTCTGAATTTAAAGAGGTGAGTAATCAATTAGCTGACACGAGTAACTTATACCCACTCGATAATGGG